CGGTGTCAGGCTCCCCTGCGGAACACTGTCCAGCGCCTCCATGGTTCCGCAGTTATCACAGATCATAGTCTTATTGTCAATTCTCGATACGGCCAAGAGCCGCTCAAATTTTCTGCCACATTTCGGACATATTTTCATACCAAACCTCCAAAATCTTCAAAACTCATCTGACAGCGACCATTTACTTCCCAGATACTTTGCTATTGCTTTCATCGGCCTTACGCTCCCGGAGCCAATACCGGCTGATCGGCTCCACCAGCCCCATCCTCCCCCGCTTCTGCTGCCGCCTTCCGTATCTGTTTTAAAGCCATCTGATACCGGAAGGGGAAACAAAGTCATTATCATATCAACTATTTTTGAACCGGCATTTTCTTTTTCCGGTAAAGAACTTTCAAAAATAATTCGTTTTGCCTTTTTAGCCGGAAATTCTTTCTTGCAACGATCACATATACATATTGTTTTCATCATTTTTCAGACCTCACTTGTAAATCATATTTGTTTTCTTACACCTGAACGCGATCCGGCCTTCCACGTCATAGCCATAGGCGCCAGAAATCTTTTTAATCACGTCAACAAGTTCCGTTATTTCCGGCGGCGTCCGGTCTGCCTTCCTGATTGCTGTTTCCGCCACTTTGTCACGATAGCCGGAAGCATTGTATTTTATATCATTCTGATTCATAGCCGCGCCCCCCTATTGAAACGGTAAACCGTCGTCAACGTCTGGAATATCCATAAAGCCGGATCCTGATTCCGCCGGCGTCTGGGCGGCCTTCTCTGCCAGAAGACGCGCTTCTTCTTCCGCCTTCGATTCTGCAAAAGATAAATCTTCGACAAATACCGTCTTCGTGTAAACTTTCCGGCCGTTCTTTTCATAGTGGCCGGATTGTAACGGGCCGCATACTTCAACTTTCTTTCCCTTGCGAAGAAATTCCTGGGCCAGCTTCGCGTTCTGTCCGACGCATACACAATCAATAAAATCCACCGGTTGATCGCCTTCTTTTATTCTCCGGTTCCGTTTACACATCATGGTAAACGCAACAAAGGACGCTTTATCGCCGTTATATCTGATAACTGGTTCTTCCGTTACTTTTCCGCTTCCGATCCATTTATTCACTTTTTCTTTTCCCCCTTTCTTTTCTCCGCATAGGGAAGCCGTGTATTTTCAGCCAGTTATTCGGAACCGGCGCCGGCTCCTGGATCTTCTCTCCGTATGCCGCGGCAAAAGCGGCCAGTGAACCGGCCGCGTCCTGTGCATACATTCCGCAGTTAATCAGCATTTTTTTGAACTCGACGGCGGCTTCGTTTATAGACAATCCATATGCTTTATATGGTTTCAATGTTTTTTCAAAATCTTTAAATTCAATTAAGAAAAACAAATAATCATTCAATGAATACGGTAATTCCTGAACGCGCCCTTTTATCCTCTCTTCCGCTTCTTCCGGTATGTAGAATATAATTGTCCCGAAGTTTTCCGTAAGTGCTATAACGTATATCTGTCCGCGCTCCATGCCTATTTCATAAGCGAACATCAATCCGGCTTCGCCCACTTTATAGGTTTTGCCGCCGAAATTAAAATCCAGGGATTCAAGCATTTTATAAATTTTCTTATCCTGGGATTCAGTTTCTTTCCGTCGCCTTGAAAATAAATATCTTCTTTCCCTGGCTATATTTCGCCAGCTTTTTTCTTTTCTTCTCCGCCGCCGCCAGGGATTCACGGATTGTCGCGCGTTCTTCGCCTTCCACAATGACGAAATACTTTTCCTTGCATTTATCAAAGTTCATTCAACCACCTTCCCGTTTTTTAGTTTGCGATTCTTTCTTTGTCGCCGGCGTTCTGAAAATTCTTTCCGTCAATATAGCCAGTCTTCCGAAGAAGCGCGTGTTCCTTGTTTGATTCATATTTCCGGCCGGCGGATTCTGTAAGCCCCGGAATATTATCAACGTATTCACACACGGCCGGCGGAACAATCAACGCCAGGGCGAAAGATTCACTTTGCGCCTTTTGATCTTCAAAATTTCTTTCCAGGCCATAACAAAATCCCTCGACATAATTCATTTTTTCATTTCTTCCAAATTCGCGGCCGGCGTCTGCATAGATAGCGCGTAACGTGGCGAAGCGGTTCCTGATAACCTTCACGGCATAGTTGAAAATATTGATACATATTTCCGCGTCTTCATCATATCCGAAAAATTTCAGACGGTAAGCGCCGCCGGAACCGCGCCGCGAACTTGAAATCACGCGGCTTCTAAAATTATCCGCAATTACAGAAGCAATCATTTTACACCAATCATCGCGGAACGGCGGCGAAGTATAGTGAACGATCGCCCGTTCTTCCTCCTGGCCTTCGCGAAGCTGTTCGCGCTTGATTTCATACTTTGCCATAAGTTCACGGGCCTTCATCATAGCGGATTTCGCTTCGTTCTCATTATCGGAACCGGCCAGCGCTAACAGTTTTTCGATTTTATCAATAACTTTGTTTTGCGATTCGTTCATTGATTGCTTCAACCCCCTTTTCATGCCTGATACATACGGCGCGATCGTCGATATATACATTCGCGTACACTTTCCGGCTATTTGAACCGAAGTATTCCGTGATTTCTGGAAGATTGTCGTTCACCGCGTCGAAATAAAGTCCGTGTTCTGCACAAAGCGAAACGGCCAGATCCAGCGCTTCGTCAACGCGATTCGTCCACAAAATCAATTTGTTTCCAGCTTCACGAAGTTCTTTCAGCCATTCGATCAACGCCGTGTTCACTTCTCCAACTCCGGGCCAGCACCCGGCCGGGATAATAACCCCGTCAAAATCTACTGCAATAATCATTTACCCAGCAAGCGATCCAGAAGATCGCTATTCTCCTTTCTGGCAAGCGATACCCGGATAGATTCGGCCGGGAACTCTATCGGTAATGCCATTTTTATAATTCGATTGACGATTCTTTCGTCAAGTTTCAAGTCTTCAATCCGGCAATTTGAAGTAAAAATTGTTATGCGTTTCTCTATCATGCGGCCATTCAGGATATTATAAAATCTCTCGTTTACCCAGTCTTTCACATTCTCGGCGCCTATATCATCAATAACCAGGACGGGAACGGAAATAATGTCATTGACAAGCTGTTGTTCCGATCCGCCTTCTTCCGGGCCGGCTTTTTTAATTTCTCCCCAGGTTGCTTTTATCTGATCCAGAATTTGAAGCGTAGTCGCAAACTTCGCGGAAATCATTTTCTGGCGTATTAGATCGTTTGCGATTGAAACGGCAAGCCGCGTCTTTCCTGAACCTTTGACGGAAGAATAAAAATACAACCCTTTTCCGGTTTCCTGGATTTCCTCGAATTGTTCGACATACCTTTTCGCGATAATCTTTGCCATTTGCGCCAGTTCTCTATTTTGCGGCGTAGAATAACAATCCGTCATAAAACTTTCGACTGTCTGATTCTGAAATTCCTTCGGAATAGCCGCAAACTTTAATTTCCGATCCATTTTTTGACGTTGCAACAAGCCACACGAACATTCGCGCATAAAAGTATAATCGTTTTCGCCCTTGACTTCTTCCCAGCCAGTATCACGGCATTTCGGGCATTTATAGACCGGCTCCGCCGTTGTTTCGCCGGAACCGTTCAAGCGCGTCCGACGTAGTGTTTCCAACCTCTGCCGCGTCAGGGCTGTTATATCCAGGTTGTGTAATTCTTGTGTCGTGTCCATCGAAGCCCCCCTTGTTTTTATAATTTCCTTCAAGCACCTTCAAGGCGTTAGATTTATTCATCAGCCAATCAAACGAACAACCGTCCCATTTTTTATTTCTGCCGGACAGAAAATCGCTTTCCTGGGCCATTGTGAAAATCTGGTGTAATTTCTCATACGGCGTGAAGCCAGGGAAAAATTTCAGATTTTCAAGTTCATTCAGAAGCGCCCGGACGCTTCTTTTCCTGGCGTCTGAAATAGCCCGTATTTTAGGCAAATCAGCGCACGTCTTGTTATAATCGTCCATAATCAGGTTATAAACCAGGCGTTCCGCCTTCTGTTCAGGAAGGGCGGCCGGCGGCGCTTCGCCGACAATATCTTCGCTAGAAGATATATTATTTATTTCTTTCTCTATCTCTTTATCTTCTCTCTGTTCCGTGACTTCGCGTGAAGTGTCACGTGACGTTTGTGTGACGTCGCGTGAACCGTCACCGCCAAAATCAGGAAGGGACGGAACCTTCGATTCTTCCAGGCGAAGCGCCTTTTTCCGTTCCCGTTCGCGCTGTTTTCGGATCCGGTTTTGTTTCCGGATCCGATCCATTCCTTCGACGTTCTGGTGTTTCTCAAAATTCGTTATGTAGATTCCCTTTTGCGTAGTTTCTACCATGCGGAATTTTTCAAAGGTTTTTAATGCAAGTCTAACCGTTGATAATGGTTTCCCGAAAATAACGGATAACATTTCGTCGCTATACGGAAATTCGTCTTCAACCAGGACAAGGCCGTTCGCGTTGCATTTGCCGGCCAGGGCGATCAGGCGGATCCAGATAACAAGAAGCGCGTCGCCTTCCGGCATGGACTGAATGATCTTGATTTTTTCATCGTCGAACATATCAATCCGAAGTTTTATCCAGCTAATTTCAGACAATAGAATCACCGCCAATCTACAAATATTTGCTCATAATATCGCGCCTTGTTTTGGGCTTCGGCGCTTCGCTCTTTTTCTTCGGCGGCTCTGATTCCGAAAGGAAATTCACATCGTTTTTCATTCTGGTTTCGTGTGTTGCCGCCAGATTTTTCTTGATCGTGTCCTTGTTTTCAGATACCTTGTTATAGATTTCATCAAGCCGCGTTTGAGGATATGAAAGCCCGGACACACAACAAATCGTTTCTTCATCGTTGAACGTCTGGAAGTTGTCAAGCGGCGTCCCGATTGCCTTTTCAATGTCTGCCATGCTTACATTCCCGGCCATTGACGCGGTAATGTATTTAACGGCCCGATCGGCTTCCAGGGGCGCGAAGGCGTTATCTTTTATAGCCTGAATCACTCCGGCGCTGTCCTGGGCCTTCTGGCGCACGACAACGGCCATTCCATGCGCTTTCAATGTTTCTTCGATTTCTGCCTTGTCGATATTCCCCTTTACGCTCTTATGTTTCGACGGGATTTCAAGAAACGCCGTGAAGGCTTCCACGAAGCCGGAATTTAAGTTCAGCTTTTCCCCGTTCGCATTGTCAAGGATAAAACAAGCGCCCGTCCCGGAAATCTCCGTCAGTTCCGAAAAACATTCGTAAGAATTTATATGTGACTTCGGGCTTTCATCAGGCGCCGGAAGAATCGTAATCATGCCGATCGTTTTTCCTTCGTCGATTAACAGATCCGACAACATCGGCCCAGCGCCCGAACCGGTTCCGCCGCCGCTGGCGAAGATAACAAAAATCATGCCGGCCTTGATCTTTGATTCGATTTCCGCGGCGATATTGTCGAAATCATCGACGACAAGCTGTTTCGCCTTCCTTCTGTCCTTATTGCAACCTTCGCCGCCCGTGATATGGTGTTTGAACTTCGCGTGATCCAGCGTGTCAAGATCTTCCTGGGACGTGTTCACGTAAAGGACGGAAAAGCCCTTCTGTTCAAAAAGTCTTCCAATGTTGCCGCCGGCCTGGCCGACTGCCACAAAAGCAATTTTATTTTTCATTGTTTTTCCCTTTCCAGACATTCGCAACCTTCCGGCGTTATGTAAAATGTGGCGGCGCGGCCCTCTTTCAGACCGCGGCATATATAGCCGGATTGTTCAAAGTCCTTTATTTTTTTAAATATTGTGTTTTCTTTTATTCCAAATTCTTCCGCCGAAGCGATTTCACGAACCGTCATAGACGAAAGTTTGTTCGTGGCTCCTTCCTGGCGAAGAATCGAAAGAATAATAAAACCTAACCGATTCAAGATTCACCGCCTTTCTAACCCTGTTAAACTCTGATTTATTCTGATAAACTCTGATTAACTCTGATATTCTCTGATTTAATCGGATTTAATCGGAAAACCACGTTCGGCCACAACTTGATCGAAGGGAATGTCGCCCAGGCGCCGATCCGCTTCGTTGCTTCCGCATACCGGACAACTGGAAGTCGCCAGGCAAGCAAGAAACACGTGTCCGCATTTCTTACAGACCGACCGCCAGAACGGATCCGTCACTTTTGTTATTCCATCGCTATAAAATGGGTGTCTTTTCTCGTATTCCCCTATTGACATTTTCCTTTCCAGCCCTTAATATTATTAAAGGCTTCGGCGCTTTTCGCGCGTGGCCGTTTAGGCGCAACGTGTCAGGGTTCCAATCTTTCCACGTTGCGCCGCTTTTATTATGCCGAATTTTTCTGAACCGGTCTTTCTGTCATAATGCCGATCGTCATAGCGCCCAAGGCGCCGGACAACGCTTCGTCAAGGTCTTTAGCTGTCTTTATTCCGAAGCCTTTCAGAATATCTTTCAGGCGCTCCGCCTTGCTGGCCGTGTTCTGGCTCTTTTCCATCGCTTCACCGCCTTTCTAGTAATAGCTTAATTCCTTTGAAACGTGGAACCATTCGCGGCCGGTTCCGTACTTCCAATCGACGCGAAGAAATTCCGTTTCGCGCCTGGAATCAACTTTGTTTTCAGTTCCTTCTTCGTAGAAGAATTTTTTCCACTTTTTCGTTTTGCCGTTCGCCTTCACAATCAGATATTCCCGGCCCAGTTCTTCGCGGTAATTTCTTTGATCTTCTTCGCACCATGTTTCGGCGCTTAAAAGACTGATTTCCCGTACATAGTGGACGGAATACGGAAACATTGTAATTCTTGTGTTCATGCCGACACTGTTCAAGTGTTTCAGGACATAGGCGACGAAGGTTTCCTTCTGTTCTTCCGTCAAGTCTTCATAGCCGGTTGTTTCCAGAATGTCGAAGCCGTGAATGACTTTAATATCATTGACCGTCTGCAAGCGGTAATCAGTGCGCCCCGTGGCTTCGTATAAGGCGCATACTTCCTTGTAGGAAGTGCGGTTCGTTGCTTTTCTCATGGTTCCACCTTTCCGGCCCTTCCTGGGCCTATTAGCCGCCCTATCGGGCGGATATACAGATTTACAGTTATCGGATCACAGGTTCCCCCAATAAAGCGGAAAAGAAGCCGATGCTCGTGTGCACGTCCGACCGGACGCTGTCCAAAGACAACGCGGAAGGCCCAGAGTCCGACGCGTCGCGGAAGCCGGCGCCCACGTAACAGACACATTCTTCCAGTTCAGGATCCGCGGCCAGCCATTCGCGGCTTTCTTCCATGTTGTCAGTGACGATCCCTAAATCCTTCAAAATCTCCGGCACGTTTACAAGGTCAACTTCGACATTCCGTCTTTCGTCCCAGTCATATTCCGATACTTCGTCCGTGGTAATCTTCAAACCGTCGCCGTCGGATCCGATTCTTACCGGAAGGCCGTCAATCATAATCTGTAAAAATTCCTTGCTATCCGCCGACAAATCAGCGTCAGGCGCCGCGGCGTCATTGTCCTTCATGTATTCCAGGACGCCATTTTTCAGGCGAAGGCCGGCGACGGTCTTCCAGACAAGGCCGACAACATCGGCGATCCCGGTTTCCTTATCGCCATTATGGAACCAGGACGCCGGGCCGGAACCGGTCAGCGTCAGGCCATAATTCCCCTTGATTCCGCGTTCGCTGGCGTCTTTGTGGGAACTTCCGAAAGAAGTATTCCCGTGAAGCCCTTCGATCGCCCGGTCAACTATGTACCGCCATTCACGGATAGTCAGCAAGTGCCACTTTTCGCCCTTCGCCTTGCAAGCGGCGATCATTTCGTCCATATCCAGGGAAACGGCCGGATTCATAAAGGGAAGGCTTACCGCGTGGCCGTCCATAATGGAATTGACGAAACGGGAAAGATAAACTGAATCGTATTCCTGGCCCTTGACAATGAAAATCGGATCCGCTTCTTCCTTCGACGGCGCCGTGTTTTCAAGTTTTAACATCATAGACGGGAACCCGTCTTTGTCGTAGATAGTAACCGGCGTTTCTTTTACAAACTTGTGTTCTTTCATGTGCTTATTTCCTTTCTTTTGGTTGATTTATTAAATCATTCCCAGCTTAACGCCCAACTGGACGCAACCAAGAATAATAGTTTCCAGATCGCGGCCGGCACAATTCGCCATGATGAAGGACAAGACGCTTTCTCCGTTTTCTTCTTCCTTGATTTCGCAGAAGAAGCCCTTGTCAATGATCCGTTGTGTGCCATCGCTATAATTGACGATGAAGTTTTCAACTTCCGGTTCCTGGCTTTCCGCCTGGCTCTTATTCATATCTTCCATTTTCACCCTACTTTCACGCCGCGCCGGCGAAGTTCGTTCATAAGTTCCTTTGTCTTCGTGTCTTCGATTGCCTGGCGCCGCTTCTGGTACGCTTCCGGGATCCGCGGCCGGGCCTGGCGCCGCCGGTTGTCTTCCGGCTTCAAGTCGAATAATTCAAACGACGCCACGTTTTTAACCGTGAACCGGTCAACGATAACCCACCACATATTATTGATATTGTGATAGACGCGGCCGCGGTAAAGACGACCGTTCCAAGCCCTGAAATACTTTATATCGCCGTTGTGAAGCGTCAGACCTTCCCGATCGCGTCCGTAATTTATCGAAATCATACCTTCCGCCGTTCTGGTTCTCTATGACGATATTCTGAAAGAACATGATTTCAAACCCGGCCGGGTAACGGTGCGCGTAAAGTTCCAGATCACCGCGGCGGCCTATGAAATAATCGTCCCTGATACACTTTGCGACTTCGGCGTCGTTTTCGATCGTGAATCCTTCAGCGCGAAGCATATTGAACAACCGGTGAAGCGTTCCAAAATGCGGATATTTGAACCGCCAGGAATCAGCGCCCTTCGGCGCCTTTACGGTATTGTTCCGGTAATAAATAGTAGTGTCGTGGATTTGATAACTATTTTTATTCATTTTCCTTTCTTCCTTTTTGCTTATTTCCAGTTACATTTTCACTATTCAGTTTTCAATGTGCGCTTATTTCCAAAATCAGCCGCCCGATTGCAGTCGGTTTCCTGGGCTGTATTCTTAACGTCCGGCCCGTGATTATCGGGCCGCGACGGTTGCCGGCTTCTCCTGTAAATCCATTCCGATCAAGATTCCCTTGACAAGAATCTTCTTTTCAGGGGAAAGCGACATCAGGGAACGAATGAACCTTCTGTCTTCTTCATGGACGGTTGTAACGTTCGTTTCCTTAATAGCCATTTTGTCAGCCATTCAAAGGCCCCCTTTCTTTTGGTTTGTCAACAAGTTTTTGCTAACTTGTAAGCATATAATAGCACTGAAAATATTACTTGTCAACACTTTTTCAGAAATTATCAAAATATTTTTGTTGACAAGTAAGCATTTAGGCGTTATGATAATGTCAGAAAGAAGGTGATCCAATGAACGGAAGAATTAAAGAACTTCGTGAAACATTGAAGTTAAGCCAGTCAGACTTTGCGGATATGTTAAATTTAAAACGAAATTCTATTTCTTTGATCGAAGTCGGAAAGCGAAATCCTTCCGATAGGACAATATTAGATATATGTCAAAAGTTCAGTGTATCGGAAGACTGGCTCCGAACCGGCGCCGGGGAAATGTTTTCAAAAACGCCTTCCGGCACTATGGAACAATTAAAGAAGGAATTTGACCTTGACGATTTTAGTTTTAATCTGGTGTATGAATATCTAAAACTTGCCCCAGCACAACGGGAAAAGGTTCGTGATTTCTTCTATCGTGTGATTGATTCGGAAGAAAACATTGACTACATAGCGGAAGCCCCCAGGACGCCCGGCGACCTGGAAAAGCAATTTCCGCCGGCAAAGAAGCCCGATGAAGGAACGAAAACCGGTTAGGCGTTAAAATACGCCCGACCGCGTGTTTCAATCTACCAGATTAAAAGATATAGTTTGGTTTTTCCTTCAAAATTCAAATTGTAGTATATTTTTCTGTAAGACGCATAACACAACGCGAAGACTTTCCTTCGGTGATAATAAATATAATGTTTTTCCATAGTATCGCCACCTTTCCAGGGCCGGGCGCAAGTTATATTATATAGTCACTGGAAAATCTTACCTGAACTATTCAGAAAGGGGGAAAGAATGAAAATCTTAATTGTGGCCCTGGCGCTTTTCTTCGGCGTGTGGGCCTGGAAAATCAGAATCTATTTGAAATGGGAACGGAAGAAGAAAGAAAACGTCCGGCCGTTTTACCGCTGGGACGAAAGCGTTCATCGGGAACCGGAACAAATAGAGCGCCGGCGCCAGGCGTCCGAAGAATCGTTTTCTATCCAGTATCAGGACGAAGAAAAGGGCCTTGCGCGGATCCGCGGCGCCAGCGATCCGGCCGTGTACTGGTGTAACCTGGGAATGTGCCAGTGTGAAGAATTTAAAAGGACACATAAACCATGTAAACATATTTATAAAATCGCCATCGAAAAAAGGTTGATAGAAAGGACGCTATGAAAAGTAAAAAGGGAAGAAGTATGATCGCCATTATTTTATTGTTAATTATTGCCGTGTGCATTTATTTCATTATGAAGCCGGAAGAAAAGAAGCCGGAAGAATCAGAACAAAAAGTCCAGGAAGAAACGGCGGCGGAATCATCGGAACCGGAAAAGGCGGCGGAAGTGGCGGACGGAACTGAATCAGAAGAAGCGGCGGCGCCAGAAGTTGAACATCGAACCGGTGAAGAAATAATCGGCGTCAGCGACAAGGATATTTCAGATCTTCATATTGTTTTTTATGACAATGTGAATAATGACGTGACGGGAAACTGGCGGCTGGCTGTCATTTCCGAAGACGTGGAAATTCAGGACTATATTTTTTCATACTATCAGGAATATATAAAGTCAGAAGACGAAATTCACGGAATCGTGAACCTGGGCCGGAATATCACGGCGCGGATCAACATGATCGGCGGCTGGCTCATGGTTTCGGAATATGATTATGTGGAAGGTGAAGAACACGACGCGAAGTTGTTATATTCAGGAACGCCGATTCAAAGTTATATCGTTTATACAGATAACGGCGATGTCGAAGCCGGGGAATGAATCATGTGTGAATACTCCGATAAATGCCCGTCAAAGACGGCTGTTTGTTTAACTGAAAAGCCTTCTGGCGAATGTGTCCCGTTTATCCTGGCCGCTTATGAGAAATTAAAGAACGGCGAAACGCACACATTCAGGAAAGGGAATCTTGAAGTAGTGATTCCGCGACGTTGAAAACAAAATAAAAATCCGGCCGACGTCTGCAAACGCCAACCGGATTTAATACCAGGCAACCGATAAGCGGCTTCTGATATTGGAAATAAGCAATCCTATTATATCATTGAAAGCCGTAAAAATCAACGGGCTTTCTTTTTTGCGCCCTTTTTTCTGGTCTGCCTGGAGAAAGGGGACATTTTGAGATCAAAAAGAAATAAGCCCGTCCGGCTATGGACGAAAAAGAAGGCGGCGTTATACGTCCGCGTGTCTACACGTTACCAGGTAGACAAAGACAGTCTTCCATTCCAGCGGAAGAAGCTAAAAGAATATTGTAAACTTATGGGAATAGACGCCTTCCAGATATTCGAGGACGACGGCTATTCGGCGAAGAATACCGATCGGCCGCATTTTCAAGATATGATGAACCGCGTCCGGGCCGGCGAATTTTCACATATCATCGTTTGGAAGGTTGACAGAATTTCAAGGAACCTTCTGGATTTCGCGGCCATGTATGAGGAATTAAAGGATCACCGCGTCACTTTTATTTCTATGAATGAACAATTCGACACTTCAACCGCCATCGGCGAAGCTATGTTGAAAATCATTCTGATTTTCGCAGAACTTGAAAGAAACATGACGTCGGAACGTGTCACTGGGATCATGCTTGACCGGGCGGAAAATGGATTGTGGAACGGCGCCCGTATGCCGATCGGCTTCCGCTGGAATGATGAAACGAAATATCCTGAACCGGATCCAGAAGAAGTAAAGATTGTTCAATTTATTTTCGATGAATACGAAAAGACGCGTTCGGCCTTGCAAGTGACGCGGTACTTGAATAACAATCACGTAAAATCGAAGCGCGGCGGAATGTGGTCTTCAAAATTAGTCCATGACATAATCAGGAACCCTTTCTATATAGGGACATACCGCTATAATCTCCGGGAATCCGGCCGCGGCGCCTTAAAACCTGAAAACGAATGGATCATCAGGGAAAACAATCACCCGGCAATCATTGACAAGGAACAATTCGACCGGTGCAATAGAATCATGGACGAAAACGCCGCAACGCGTGACGTTTCAGAAATACGAAAAACAAGTCATATTCATGTATTTTCTGGAAAGTTAGTTTGTGCCTTGTGCGGTTCTCACATGATAGCGTCAAAAGATCGCGTCCGGGAAAACGGCTTCCGGCCGTCATATTATAATTGTAGTCGCCGCGCAAAAATGCTTGATTGTGAAAATAAAAAAGTTATAAGTGATCTTTATATCGGCCCCTTTATTTTTAACTATGTCGCTAATCTGGCGCGTGTTCAGAAGGAATTTAAAAATAAAAAGATTGATTCCCTTGAAAAGCTGGAAGCGGCCCTTCTGAAAGGCGATGAATACAACGGCGCCAGATTGACGGAAGCAAGCCTTAAAGCGACCTTTTCGGCCCTGGCATATAGCGGACTAGGGAAGGGCGCCTATTTGCCCGATTTAGGGCTTTCAGAAGGCGAGGACGATATTTCTATCACTGAACGCCGTTCTATCCTGGATAAAGAACGCGAGAAGTGCCAGAACGCCATTTCAAGGCTTACCGAACTGTATCTTTATGATCCCGAAGCCTTGACAAAAGAAGAATTTTCAAAAAAGAAAAAGGAACTTACAAAGAAGATCCGCGATATTGAAGGCCAGATTTCAGAAATAACGGAATCCGGCGGCGGCTCCGACCTGGCGGATCTGTCCTTCATCAAGAAAGCGTCCGCCTTCCTTGTGGCCCAGCGAATAGTTTCAAAAAAACACATTGATTATATTCAAATGTGCCTTGACCTGGATAATGAAATATTAAAAGATTTTATCGATCAGGTTGTCGATCAGATCGTCGCCCTGGACGGCCGCGTCCAGAAGATCCGGTTCGTGAACGGGCTTGAACATGAATTTGTGTATTCGGTTCCGGCGGAACTTCCGAAGTGCCGCGCGTGTGGTTGTACCATCGGAAAAACGGTAAGCTGTCGGATCCGAACAATCAGCTATAAAGGAAAAAGCTATCGCCGTGTGAAAGTCGGTGATCCTGGGGATCCATACGAAGGGAAGAAAGTCGCGGCGTGTGCGGCGTGCGGCGTCAGTTTCGGCCGCTTTCATCATGCCGATTGTGAAAAAGAAGTGTGTCCGATATGCGGCGGCCAGCTTGCCACGTGTGAACATCGGAAGAAATAACCAGGGCGGCCAGCCGGCCGCCCGTTTTTAGTCTTCAAGATACTTTTCGATTCCTGGAAGTGTCGGTTCATTAAATTTGATTATATGAGTAAACGCGGCGTCAATCTGCTTCTTTGTCGGCCGCCGATCTCCCCTGAAATCGAAGAAGACGGAACCGCGCGGATCTGGATTCCTGATAATCGCCCAGTTTTCAGAATAAAGTATGTCAAGCGCCTTGTCGAAATCGCCGGGATATATGTCGGGATTTTGGCCTTCTCTTTTTGCGATAATGTGGAACGCCTTCGCGTGATGACCGGCAAACTTGCAACTGTAATAATTCCCGGAAGGATCAATCAAGCCGTATTCGGAAAGAAAATCATCGGGATCCGTCCTTTTGTTCAATTCGTCTTCGGGCAACTCTTTTTCTTCCGGCTTCGGAATCTGGCGGCGCTTTTCTTCCTGGGCCGCGTCAAATTTTTTATTTCGGTGAATGATTTCCAGGGCGGCGGCCTGATTCACTCCCTTTCTATCGACAAGCGCTTGAAGGAAGTCCCGAAGCAATAACATCAATTTGTCAGTGTCCTTTACCGGGCCGCCGATCAGTTCAAAAACCAGGCGCGGCCGTTCAATTAAATAAAGTCCCTGATCCAGATACGGGCGATCTTCCGCGCTCCAAAAGCCAGGAAGAAGGCGCCGGCCATAAAAATAACTATCCGAAGAATAGGCCCACAATCTCAAATCTTCATACGGTGTTAAATATTTCCCGTATATCTCCCGTATCTCTTTTCTGTCGTCATAGTTCAAATCGTCGCTAATCGGTTCATAATCTGCCGGATCCTGATCGCATGAATACGGATCCAAGTATGCCAGCGGCCGGCGCTGAATGTCTTCTTCGATTTTGCGAATGATTTCATTCTTCCGGTATTCTTCTATTTTATCAGTCAGCGGCCGGATTCTGGCGCCATCGTCCACAAGCGACAAGCTATTCACGCCGACAAGTTTCTTTCGCCCTTCCAGGATTTCGACGACAATCTTCTTCTTTTCTTCCAGGGTAATTTGATCCGTCACAAGGCACGAAAGAAGAAGTTCTTCACACTTTGAATATTCGCGGCCTTCGTCCCAAAACCAGACGCGGGCCAGGTCACAAACAAATTCACCTTCGATCTGAAAATTTACGCTCCCCATTGTGCCACCCCGTTTCCTGAACATGAAAAATCATTCAACATTCCAGCCAGCTTTTCAAGACAATTCTGGCAAAGAAAATTTGTTGACGATCCAATGTGGATACAATACAAGGTTCCTACACGAAGATCCACGTCTTCTACAACTGATTTTCTGTTTGCTACTTCGTGGCAAGCGCTACATTCCGAATACGGATATTTGCGCCCCATAACATCAATTTTTAACCCTTCCATAGAACTTTTCCTTTCCGGGAAAAGCCTTGTATTTATCAATAGATTTCAACTTCTTTTTTACTCACACTTTCGGACACCCGAATGTTTGAGTAAACGCGAACGGGCGACGTCCGTTTTTCCGTTCAAATTCCCGAACCCATTCCCGGCATTTAGCCATAAAATAATACTGACGAGCCGGTTCTTCTGTCGGCGGCTTCCTGTCTAAATCTATTTGGTCCAGATCAATTTCCTGATACATATTTCCTGATTTTTTTCCTTTCCTTACCTGAAACACTGCTCTGATTTTATCACAGCCCCCCTTTTTATTCAAGGTAAACTGCCGAAATTTGCCTGGTGTACCAGTGTACTGCATCAGTGATACCAGATAATTAAACTGTTAAACGCTTTCGTCCAGGGTATCATATTTGTTTACTTTTCCAGGCTCCAGTGATATGATGAAAGAAAATTGACAATTCACAAAAGATGAGGGCGCCATGTATCATATTATCGTCAATCCCGCTTCCCGTTCCGGCAGAGGGCTTCGCATATGGAAAAAGCAGGTGGAGCCGGTTCTGATCAGAGAAAAGGTATCTTTCCGGTCTTATCTGTCCGAAAAACCAGGGGATGTAATCAGAATTGCAAAAGGTCTTTCGGAATCAGCAGAAAATAATACAACTTTACAAATCATTGTACTGGGCGGAGATGGTACGGTCAATGAAACGCTGCAGGGCGTTTCCGTGCCCTCCCGGCTGATCCTTGGCTATATTCCCACGGGTTCCAGCAATGATCTCGCCAGAGATCTGGGGCTTCCTGAGAATCCTGTGGATGCTCTGCATCTGATCTTACACACAGCCACACCTACTCCCATGGATCTTGGGCATATCACCTATCCCGATGGCGAAAGCCGCTGTTTTCTCGTCAGCTGTGGCATCGGTTATGATGCGGCGGTCTGTGAGGAGGTTCTGCGCTCTCCGATGAAAACTGCGCTGAACAAATTAGGACTCGGCAAACTGATCTATCTTGGCATTGCTCTGAAACAGCTCTTTACGGCCAGGGCTGTCTCCGGCAGACTGACGTTAGACCACAGCGATCCTGTTAATATTGGTAATATGCTTTTTACCTGCTGCATGCTGCACCGCTATGAAGGCGGCGGTTTTATGTTCGCTCCTGCTGCAGATGCCCATGATGGCCTCTTAAACCTCTGTGCAGTGGGTGATCTTTCAAAATTTCTGATTCTCTTTGCCCTGCCCACGGCCTTCCATGGAAAACACTATCGCTTTCAGGGTATCACTCCCTACCTTGCAAAAGATATCATAATAGAATCCGGCACCCCTTTATGGATCCATACGGATGGGGAAGTTGCACGAAAAGAATGCCGTATCACCGTATCCTGTGAAAAAGATGCTTTTTCCATGCTTCTTTGA